TAAGGCGTAACTCCAATCTGAGGATTTGGGCGAGGATCGGTGCGAGTAGCCAGCGGCGGACCATGGGTTTGCATCCTGCGTGGCGCGGTTGAATCGCCGCCCGTTCGAGCTTGCCGGCCTTGCGAGGCTTCGGGAGATTTCGGTAGAGGCTGGGCGGCAAAAGGTTACAGGGTGTCGGAATCGGGCAATGGCGCTCTTGCAAAGCACCCGCCATTGGTCATCAACGGTTCGGAGCCCGGAAATCCGTTCCCTCTCGTCATGAGCATGACATGACGATTCCCGCTTCCTACAGTTGGCCCGAAATAATTTACTCGGCTCTCATCGCGGCACACGCGGGAGTATTGGTAGTGCAGCTCGGCCCGGTACACCTCGAATCCGTCAAGCATCAGCGCCGCAACCTCTCCGCGAAACTTGCGGTACTGCGAATCGTCCTTGTCGAGCCGAGTGGACGTGGTGTATGCGTTTTCGGAATATCGCCCCTGGATCACAAATTCCAGCGCGTCCAGACCCGCCTGCGCGATCCATGAGCCGCTGCGGCCTCGGGGTAATACCACGGCATGCCCGTTGACCTTGCGCGCCCGTGAGTACAGCCTTGCGGCGCTCACAGCCCATGCCGCCAGCTTCCTGTCGAACACGGTATCGCCGCGCACGATTCGGCTGTATAGCTCCCATCCGGGATAGCCAGCATCAAACTTGCTCGCCGTGCGGTTCGCTGCGTCGATGCAGGTATCTGACAACTCGACACGGGCGAATCGCTGATCGGTGGTGACGACGCGAACAGGAGTTTCGGCCTGCGGGATGGCGACGGCGTTCATGGCTTGCTCCATGGGCTGCTTGCGCCAGACCAGTCCTGCACATTGACCGACCAGCCCATGAGAGCGCTGTATATCCGGTACACCACGCGGTCAGAACGGCGTTCCGTGTTCCCAATTAAGCGCGATGCCGCGTCACCACCCCAGTACAGCGTCCACGCTGCGCACCATCCGAGTACGCGCTTCATGCGGCAGTCCTCGCCACAGTGAACCGCTGTTCGGCGTTTTCGTATTTCTCGCGCAGATAGCGGGCGACGCTCTTGCCCTCGTACTTTCGGCAGAGGTAGTCGAGCGTCAGCGGCATTTCGCAGAACTGGCCGTCGCGTACCTCGTTCAGCACCACCACGCCGCGCCAGTGCGCGTTCGCCATGCCCTTGTAGTCCTCGTCATGCAGGTAGGCGCTGCCGGCCACGATGCCCTTGCGGACCACGCCAGTGGCGTACTGCTTCGTTCCCACCTCGTACCCCTGCACATGCCCCTGCACGAAGGATGTGCCGACGTGGTTGAGCTTGTTTTGTGCCGTCCCGCCAATGGCGCGGCCCGTGTTCACAGCGGCGAAGTAGTGGGCGTAGATCACGCCATCTACGGTCACCTGCCCCGGCGATCCACAGTGGTAATCCACCACTTCCCAGCCAAGTGATCGGTCGTTGAACTGGTGGAAGCCCATCGCACCGGCCAGCTTTGGATTGCGGTCAAGGTAGCGGGTCAGGCGGAATTCGTGGTTTCCTCGCAGGAGGATCTTCCGCCCCTGCCATCCGCCCATCGCCTTGTGCAGCATGCTCAGGCCGTCATTGCCGGCCTTCAGGTCATCTTCGTAGCGCAAGCCCTCCATGGCGCCAGACTCGGGCGCGGAATAGGTGGACAGGCTCGGGAAGTCCCAATGGTCCCCGATGTGAACCACCACGTCCGGCTTGTACTCGCGGATGGCCTTGCCGATCCACACAAGGTGATCCATCGGCTCACCGGGTTTGCACTGCGTATCCGGCAAAATGAAATGCCGACGCGGCGCAGCGTCCGGCTTGGGCATGGACTCCGCCCAGCGATACAGCGTCTTGCGGGATACGCCGGTACGCCGGCTCACTTCGCGCTGGCTCAATCCATCGACGAGCAACGCCACGGCCTCAGCCCTGCCCGTCACGTCAGCACCACCCACAGCAGGCAGATCGCCACGACAATCAGCGCTATCGCATAGCCGATCCAGATTGGCGACAACACCCACCACCATGACCAAGTGATTGCGCCGGTAAGTTTCAGGCCGATGAACAGGACGGTGAGCAAGCCACTGAAGGAAATGCTGCCTCTGCTGGTTGTCGATGCGCGTTGGGTTGTGTCGTAGGTCATAGCCTGTCCTCCGGGCCGCTAAGCCGCTCGTCGTGATCGCGCAACGCCTCGGCGTGCATCGGATGGCGCGGTACATCGCCAATCCCGAACCCCTTCAGCTCTTCGGCGGTCAGCACGTTGCGCAGGTTGTCGATGTCGGCTGGCGTAGCGATACGACTTCCTGCGTTCTCGCTAAAGTTAATCGGGCAGCGCATGTTGTATAGCGTGCGGCGGCCATGGATGTCGTCGTTCGGGCTGAAGCTGCCGAGATAGGCCGATTCGGCGGGGATGCAGTCATCACATGCCTGATCGCACGTCGTAAAGCATGCGTTCCGGTCGATGTCCTGTGCTGCGTCTTGTGCCGCAGCGATGGCACCAGCTTCGTCGTAGAGCTTGCGTGCGGCCGAGCCATCCACATTGCGCGCTGCTGGTGCGATAGGTGCGCCGTTGACCTCCAGATGCTTCTGCAATATCGCCATGGCACGCCACGCATTCCCGACGTAATCAGCTTCCATCAGGTGCCGCAACTCCGCGTCCTGTTCGTCGCCAGACTTGGCGCGATCCCAATTCAACGGCTGGCCTGGGTTGTGTTTCTGGTTGCCCAGGAAGCTATGGTGGGCGACGGCAGCCATTGCGGACGGGAAGTATTGGACGAACCCCGAAAACACCGGGTATTCCTTGCGCTCGGCGGAATCCTCGGGGAACAAGTGGTTCATGCCTTCACCTCGTTACCGAAGCGGATTCGATTGAACCAGCGGCGCAGCACGAACTGACGGATCAGCGATACGGCGGTGAACACAAGGCCGATGTAGAACGCCGATAGCTTCGGTATGGCGGGATTCCAGAGCAGCGGAAGCGTTGCAAGGTTGATGAAGAAATTCAGCGAGAATCCGATGGCGATATTCGTGCACGCCTCGGTGAATGATCCGGTCTTAGTCTGTGTCATCACGTACCCCCAAAGAAGCCGCCGGCATACAGAAGTGCCGACAGAAGTGCATAAGCGATCGCCGTTGCTGGGAAGCTGTATTTCCCGCACGGCCGGCCATGCTTGATGAAGGAGATGCACAGTGCGATTGACACCAGGCACAGGTAGACAATTTGGGGCCAGTGCATCACACCACCCCGCGCAGTTGCGTCACACAATAGGTTCGCTTTTTCATTCTTCGTCCCTCCGCAGTGCCCAAATGACGAATGCCGCAGCGAGGTAAACAGCGGACATGATTGGCTGTCCAATGAGGGCGAATCCGATACCTGCTAACGCCATTCCGATACCAATGCCGCGCGTACTCATGCCCTCACCCCTCGCCGAACATGGCGCGCCCGTTTCGCAGCCGACTCGGCCTGCAACTTTTCGTAGTGACGGGGATCGCGCAGGATGTTCAATCGAACCTTGGTCGATTCGATATCCTTGAACGTCTCGGGCGCTTCGGCGAAGGCCAGGCCGGACACGCAAGACCGCAACGTGTCCAGCGTGTTTTGCAATTCAACTTCGGCTAGCTGGGTCATGGCTCACACCTCCTCGGGTGCTTGCCATGATCCGCAGGAAGCGTCTACGCCATGGCGGATTCGTGGACTTTCTCGCGATGGTGATGGACCAGCTTGTAAACGTTGCTGCGACAAGTCCCAAGCCGCTCGGCAGTCACCATGGGTCCGAGTGCCGGCAGCAGGTTCGCGGCATCGAATGCCTTACGGTCGCGCTCCGCCCCACGGTCAACCGCCAACATCGCGGTCAGTGTGTCGGCGCTGAACTTCTCGCAGCGTGCTACCGACCAGCCGCAGTCGTGCAGGGCTTCGGACAGTTCGTGCAGCTTCGCGTATATCGGCTGGCTAATCATGGCTTACCCCTGTAAGTAATTCAGAATCGCGGCCTTGGCTGATTCCCACCCCTTGCAGACCACCACCTGATACCCGGCATCGCGAAGATACGTATGGCATGCAGTCTGGTCAGGATCGACGCGCCCTCCCCGTTGGCGCTTCATCTCGATCCACAGCCCGTGGTATCCCCCATGTGGCCACGGCAGGTTCAAGTCCGGCACTCCTGCCTTCATGCCGGCCTTTTTCATCTTGATCGCCGTACCAATGGTGACGCGTACCCCGTTGTTGCTGGCATGCAGCCATTCCAGCTCGGGATACTTACGCTTCGCCAGCTCAGCCCACTCCATCAGCGCGGCTTGTTCGTCATATTCCGTCGGCACGGGCGGCTTAGGTGCAGACAGGCGGAATGGCTTGGCCTTCACGCGACGTGCCGCCAGGTTTCGTAGCGCAGCACCTTTTCTATCGTGCGCACATTCACGCCAAGGTCGGCGGCGATCGCCTTCGCGCTGTACTTCGCGTTCAGTTCCGCAATGCGCCGCTGCTT